GAGAGCGACCTGAAGCGGAAGCTCCACTACAGAACAGCGTAGGGGTAACAGAATGACACAATTCACAACACAGGACTTAGCATTGTCCTTGGATATGTTTAGCGACAGAATCCTAAAGCCTGCTGTAGCTGCTATTGCCAACAAAATTGACTTTGATGGCACGACTACTGCTGCTTTGAACACAGCTAACATCGTTGGTACTGCAGGTACTCCTCCAACAGGTCTATACACTTACTTGTCAGCACAAGCGTATCTTGACTCTGAAGGCGCACCTCGTGATGGTCGTAGATCATGTATCGTTGAGCCGTTTACTTCTGCAACTATCGTTGACAGCTTGAAGGGCTTGTTTGTACCAACAGAAGCGATTTCTAGTCAATATACAAAAGGCTTGATGGGTCGTGATTCAGGCGGTATGAACTGGAAGCTTGACCAAAACATCGTGTCACAAACTTTTGGTAACTTCTCTAGCGCAACTGTAACTGCTTCTGTAGCTACTACAACTGCAACTGGTTTCTTGACATCTGGTTGGGCTTCACAGTCCACTATCACTTTGACTGCTGCTAATACAGGCACAATCAATTTGAACGCTGGTGACACTTTCACTATCGCTGGTGTATATGCAACTAACCCACAAAATCGCCAACCATACGGCACAAACAAACTGCGTTCATTCGTAGTTAAATCTGCTGTTAGCGTAGCTTCAGGTGCTTCTGTTTCTGTAATCGTATCTCCAGCAGTTATCTCTGGCGGTCAGTTCCAGAACGTAAGTATTCCTGTTCCTGCTGCTTCTGCTGCTGTGACATTCTTTGCTTCACAATACAATGCAAGTGGAAATGGTTTAGTTTCTCCACAAAACATCGTAATGCATCGCAATGCGTTCACAATGGCTATGGCTGACCTTGAGTTGCCTGAAGGTGTTCACTTTGCTGGTCGTGCTTCCGACAAGGAAATCGGTCTGTCAATGCGTGTAGTTCGTCAATACACCATTAACAATGACTCAATCCCTACTCGTGTTGACGTTCTGTATGGTTGGGCTCCTTTGTATCCTGAACTCGCTTGCCGAGTTGCAGCTTAATAATTAACGGATAAAGGAAAACTATTATGTCTAATCCAGGACCAGCAGTAACCACTTCGGCTCACCCAAGTAATGTAACAACTAATCAAGCGCAACGATTATTGGGTGTACTTAAAGGTGTGAATGTAAATGCAGCATCAGGAAGTTTCTTCCCTTTGCCAATCATTAACTCTACAACTTACCAGCCTAACTTATTAGTAGTTACTAACTCTAATAATGCAGGTGCAGCTACAGGTACTTTAACAAGTTTAGTATTAGGCATTACTACAACAGGTAGTGGTACACCAACTTCATTGTTTGGTGCTATTACTGCTTCACAGTTAGCTACAGTTCTTGGTGTAAGCCAAGTGGCAGCTTCTGCGGTGGTAACGTCTTATAACCAACAAGCGTTATTTGTCAATATTGCAACTACTACTGCGGTAGTAGGTACAGTTGATGTTTACGTTTATGGTTACGACTTTAGTTAATATCAAGTATCTTGAAGTATTAGGATAAAAGCCATGCCCAAAAAGTATGGCTTTTTTCTTATTTAACATATAATTGAAGTACCTTATCTAAAGGAAAAATCATGCCTTCTACTACTATTGCTCGTGGAAATGCAATTAGCACTTTCTACATTGCTCCATCACTTACTCCAGCTCAAGTATTGACATACGTTAGCCCAGCCCAGACATTTAATGTGCCTGGCTTGCAAACTACTGACATTGTTACTGTAATTGGATATAACGGCACTCAAACTTCAGGAATTATTGTTGCTGAATCTGATTGTTTAACTGCTGGTGTATTGTCTGTTCAGTTTGGCAACATTACTGCTGGTACTTTGACTCCTTCTGCTGGTGTTTATACAATTCAAGTTGTACGACCTGAAGGTTCATTGCCTGTAACGGCTGTTTAAGGAGCTAAATCATGGCTTACAATTCGGCTTTTTCTCCTTTTGGAGCTACTTATTTGGTTGGAACATCAGCCGTTCAAGTTAAAAGTAGCAATAATGTGTATCCTTCTGGGTATCGTATTTGCAACATTACTTCTAGCTTAATTCATGTAGGATGGGCTCCTCAAGAACCTAATGATGCAACAGTTACTCCTGTTGCAACTGCTCCTACTGCTGGTGTGCCTTCTATGAATGTATTAGCTATTCCTGCTAATGCTGTTGGTGTTTTTAGTTCTATTCCACCTAATGCGTGGTTTATTTCTAGTGCATCCGCAAGTGCAGAAATTACTCCTGGTGAAGGAATTTCATAATGGCAACTTCTAACGCTGTAGCAAGCACTTCAACTCAAAATATTGTTCCAGTTCAAGCTGCATTTAATACTGCTGGAGCTTGTTTGGGTTTAGTTGGCCCAGGTGGTGCATATTTTTCACCACCTTTAAGTGGAAATGCTGAAAATCCAGCGACTCTTTCGCTTGACGGATCATTGGTAATTTCAAGCGTAAATCCAACTGTTGCTTCAGGATTTGGTACTTCACCAACAATTACTGGAACAAATACTGCTGCATTTAAAGTAGTAGTTGGTACTGGCGGTGCTGCTGGAGGAACAATTACTTTGCCAGCAGCAGCTAATGGTTGGGTATGTCAAGCTTTTGATGTAACGGCTGGCACAACATTGTTTTTACAACAAACTGGAAGCACTACCACTTCTATTTCCGTAACTAGTTTTAGCATCACTTCAGGCTTGGCTGCAAATATGACTGCTGGCGATGTTATTCTATTTATGGCAATGGCTTATTAAGGAGCATTATGGCTGGCCCTTCTTCAACAGTAGATCAAAACCTACTGCCAGTTCAGGCTTATTTTGATGTTTATGGAAACTTCCAAACATTTATAGGTCAGGGTCAGCCGTTCTACGCATCAGTTAATCCTATTCAATCAGGGTTAACCATAACCAATAGCACCATTAATAGCACCACAATCGGTGCTTTAATGCCTTCTACTGGGGTTTTTACTAATATCTCCACAGCTACAGGACAGATTTCAACTGCTCCTTCTGCTGCTACAGATATTGTAAATAAGCTGTATGTTGATACAGTAGCTCAAGGATTAAATCCTAAAGCTGCCTGTAAAGCAGGGACTTTAACCAACATTACTTTGTCAGGTTTACAGACGATTGATGGTTATTCAGTCTTGGCTGGTAATCGAGTCCTAGTTAAGAATCAAACAGCAACAGCCGATAACGGCATTTATGTAGCCTCTGCAAGCGCATGGATTAGAGCAACTGACATGGATGTATGGGCAGAAGTGCCAGGGGCTTATACAGTCGTTTTAAACGGCTCTCAAGCCAATACTGCATGGGTATCTACTTCTGCTGATACAGGAACTATTGGAGTTACTCCAATTACTTTTGTTCAGTTTTCAGGAGTTTCTACTTATTACGCTGGCACAGGGTTAACCCTAGCTTCTAATACATTTAGCATTACTCCTGTAGGCACAGCAAATACTTATGGATCTGCAAGTGCAGTTCCTGTATTTACTACTAATGCAAGTGGTCAAATAACTGCCGTAACAAATACCACTATTGCTATTGCCAATACTCAGGTTTCTGGCCTTGGCACAATGTCAACTCAAAATGCCAATGCAGTAGCCATTACAGGCGGTTCTATTGATGGAACTACTGTAGGCTTAACAACGGCTACTACTGTAAGAGGAACAACTATTACTGCTACTTCGCAGTTTAGTGGCCCTGGCACAGGATTAACTGGCACAGCTACTTCATTAAGTATTGGTGGAAATGCTGCTACTGCAACATCATCAGGAAGTGTAACCAATAGCGTTACATTTAATAGCGGTGGTGCTGGTGGTGTTTCACCAATTACTTATAACGGCTCTGTAGCTCAAACCATTTCCTATAACACTATTGGCGCACCTTCTACAACAGGATCAGGCGCATCTGGAACTTGGGGTATTGCCATTTCAGGTAATGCTGCAACTGTAACCAATGGCCTTTATTCAACAGGATCTTATTCAAATCCTACTTGGCTTACTTCTATTTCAGGCTCTATTGTGAGTGGAGCTGTAGCAAGCGCAACTTTAGCTGCAAGTGCTACAAATATTGCTGGTGGAACAGCAGGGGCTTTAGCCTATCAAACAGGCGCAGGAGCTACAACATTCCTTTCATTAGGAACTACAAACTATGTATTGACGGCTGGTGCAACTGCTCCTCAATATGTAGCTCAATCTACCCTTTCTGTTGGATCTGCCACAAACGCTACTAATGCGACTTATTTAGCTGGTGGAGTAGCTGGCTCTATTCCTTGGCAATCTGCTGTTGGTGTAACTGGCTTTACTGCTTTAGGCACAACTGGTCAAGTTTTAACCTCTAATGGCACTAGCACTCCTACTTGGACTACTCCAACATCCTATGCGACTGTTACCGATGACACCACTACAAATGCAACTCGTTATCCTTTGTTCGCTAATCAAACAACTGGAAACCTTACAACAGAATATACAAGCTCTACTAAGTACCAGTTCAATCCTTCTACTGGCCTTCTTACAGCCACAGGATTTAGCGGATCAGGAGCAAACTTAACTGCATTACCAGCAGGACAGCTATCAGGAACTATTCCTAGTGGCGTTTTAGGCAATTCAACGCTATATATTGGAACAACTGCCGTTGTTTTGAACGCTGCAAGTGGAAGCATTACATCATTAGCAGTAAATATCTCTGGATCAGCAGCAAGCGCATCCACAGCTACAACTGCCACAAACGCAACAAACGTTGCCGTAACTGATGACACAAGCACCAATGCAACTTTCTATCCTGCAATCGTAAGTAATTCAACTGGCAATTTGCCAATTAAAACTTCATCGACTAAACTTCAATTTAACCCATCGACAGGCGTACTAACTGCTACTGGCGGTATGGGTGGAGGAGCTTTCTAGATGGCGCAAACAGGATTTACCCCCCTATTAATATATTCAAGCTCTACGGCTACTAATGCGCCTACGGCTGGCAATCTATTAAATAACGCTACTGGATCTGAATTAGCAATTAATATTGCTGATGGCAAGCTTTTCTATAAAGATTCTTCTAATGCGGTTCAAGTTATTGGTTGGAAAGTAAGACCAGCAACTGCTGGCGGTACAGGCTTGACTTCTTTTGCGGTTGGTGATCTGATTTATGCGGATACCACTACTACTTTGGCTAAGTTGGCTGATGTAGCTACTGGAAATGCGCTTATTTCAGGCGGTGTTGGAGTTGCTCCTTCTTATGGAAAGATTGGCCTTACAACTCATGTAAGCGGAACATTGCCAGTTGCCAATGGCGGTACAAATTTAACATCTTTTACAAATAATGGTGTTCTTTATGCTTCTTCTACAAGTGCATTGGCTACAAGTTCTGCATTAACTTTTGATGGAACTAATTTATCAACAACAGGATATTTAACAGCTACTAGTTTTAGGCCATCTAGCTCTACTGTTCCGACAAATGGATTATTTTTACCATTAGCTAACACTTTAGGTTTTGCTACAAATAGTGCAGAAATTGCAAGATTTGATTCAAGCGGTAATTTTTTAGTCGGTACTACAACGACTTCTGGATCAGTTAATAATAATACGCAAATAGTTGGCGGTATTTTTTCAACTTCAGGTGCAAGTGGTATTTCAGCTCTTAATGCAACACCTACAACTTTGGTTACATTACCAAATATTTCTGCTGGATGTTGGTTAATTTCTGCTACTTTACCAGGACAAGGCGCTACTGCTGCTTACAGTTG